GGAATTACCAAAGCCCTACTGGATTTGATCCAGCCTATGTAACCTTATCTTGCGTAGATGGATTTCAGTTACTCAACCTAACAACTATTACATCTGTTAGTGGCAGTAGCAGTGGACAAACCACCGCACAAAGAATTACAAGTTTGTTGGATGCCGGCGAATGGCCAGGCGGTATGCGTGATATTTCAACTACTGCAACTACAACAGTGCAGGCAGATGATGGATCATCAAGATCATTATTGGGTGCGTGTCAGATTGTAGAGAGTACAGACCTGGGCGCGTTCTATATGGATCAACGCGGTTATGCAAAATTCTTATCACGCAATGACATCATAGTTGCAGAAGGTGGCACACTAACTAAATTCAGTGATGTGCCAGGATCAAGTGATATAACCTATCAGGCCGTTGAATTTGATATTTCAGATTATCAGATGATTAATAAAGTAACTGTAACACCAACAGGGCTGAGTGGTTCTACCGCAAGTGATACAGCAAGCATTGATGATTATTTTCAGCATAGCCGGGTTAGATCAGGCATCATGCAGACACAGGCAGATGCCTTAAATCAAGCACAAATGATTATTGCATCCCGAAAAGAACAGGGTGTGAACATACAACTTAATTCATTAACTGTTGATGCCTATGGCCAAAGCGATCCTAGCCGGGTTGTAGCCGCTTTGGATTTAGATATGTTTGATCCAATCCAGGTTACTCAAACCTTACCGGCAGGCAATGTGGTTACAGATAGCGTAATTGCAGGCCTTACCTATCAAATAACCCCAAAATCTTTTTTAGTAACTTTTACTTGCGCCCAACCCTTTGCCGTAGGATTTTTGTTAGACTCTACCGTTGATGGAAAAATTGATGAAGATTCTTTGGCTTATTAGGGAGTATAGATAAATGGCAACCTTTTCCGTTGGTCAAGTTTTAACGGCGGCTCAAATGAACTCAATCGCTAATCTAAGCGTTAGAGCAGTAACCGCTACATCAGACACATTGGTTGTAACTGATGCAGATAATAAACTTATTACTTATTCAAATACAGGCACAACTACTATTACAATCCCACCATTTTCAAGCGTGGCAATGACTACTGGATCAGTAGTAAATGTTATTAAAATTTCATCAGGTGGCACTGTATCTGTTGTACAAGGTGCAGGTGTAACCATTGCTTCATCAGGTGCTATCTCTACTAGCCCTGTTATTACTGCTCAATATAAAGCCGCAAGTTTGGTAAAAGTCAGTACCGATTCCTGGTATATCGTTGGTGGCATTGCCTAATGTCTTTAATTCTTGGGATATTAGATAGCGGTGGTGCGGCGGCAGGTGCGGCTAATAGTTATGAATCTATTGCTACTGTAACTGTTGGCTCAGGTGGCGCGGCAACTATTTCATTTACTTCAATACCTGCTACATATACGCATTTACAGGTTCGCGGTATTGTTCGCAATGATGCAGGTGGCGGCAACACGCAGAATCTAAATATGACAATTAATAATGACACAAGTTCCGCTTATTCATTACACCAGTTAGACGCTGATGGTTCATCCACAAGTGCCTATGGTGAAAATGTCAATAGGTCTAACTGCGCTCAGGTTATGCAACTTACAACTAGCACGGCAGGGGCTAATATTTTTGGTACGGGAATTATTGACATCTTGGACTACACCAACACAAACAAGAATCGCACAGTAAGAAGCCTAAGAGGACAAGACCAAAACAACACTAGTGGTTCACTTTCTTTTAAGTCTTATCTATACACATCAACAACAGCAATTAGCCGTTTAGATTTTATTAGTAATGGCGGCAATTTAGTTCAGTATTCTCAATTAGCCCTATACGGAATTAAGGGATCATAATGACTTCAACCTATGAAAAGATAGCAACACATACAATTACAACCAATGTTGCTAGTTATACATTTACTTCTATTCCTGGCACTTATACTGATTTAGTTTTAATTATAGGTAATGGTGAACATTCAGATGCTTCACAAACAACTGTACAGTTTAATTCAGATACAGGTAGTAACTATTCTAGAACGGCATTGAGCGCAACTGGCGGCAGTAATACCAGTGTGCGAGCCACTAGTGCAACATCTTTAATGCTGGAATGGAATGGTTATCCATCCGTAAATGGTAATAAAGATTATACAGGCGTATGGAACTTTATGAATTATGCAAATACTACTACATATAAAACTATAATAGGGCGGGGTAATTCTGTTTCTACTGGAGTAGTAACTTCGGTGGGATTATGGCGTTCAACTTCTGCAATAACTTCTATAAAATTACAACCAAGTAATACTAGTTTTTTTATGTCTTATGGAGTTTATACACTTTACGGAATTAAGGCGGAATAATGGCTACATATACTTTAATCCAAGCCGTAACATTAGGATCAGGTGGCGCGGCAACAATAAGTTTTACATCTATTCCACAAACTTATACCGATTTATTGTACAAAATATCAGCGCGTATGAGCGTTGATACTGCATCAGTATTTTTGAGATATAACGGAACTACTACTAATGGAAGTAGTATATTTCTTGTTGGTGATGGTTCTTCTGTTTCTACTGGTAGTGATGGTTCTAATCAGTATGGCCCTGTTCATGGCGCAGTAAACTCAACCAAAACTGCAAATACTTTTGGTAATGCTGAGATATATATACCTAATTACACTACAAGTAATTACAAATCATCAAGTACAGATGGTGTAACTGAAAATAATGGTGCTTCTACAACTATGGCTATGGGTGCAAATCTTTATTCAAATACTGCTGCTATCACATCAATAGAATTAGTAAGCGCGGCAGGTGGCAATTTTGTTGAATATTCAACCGCTTATCTATATGGAATATCTAACGCATAAGGAGAAATGAAATGACTAACAAAATCGTAGTAAATTGCTCAACAGGTGAGGTGCAAGAGATTGCATTAACGGCTGAGGAAATTGCAGAGCGTGAAATTATGGCCGAACAATACGCTACACAAAAGGCAGAAGAAGAAGCACAGAAGGCGGCTGATGCAACAGCCAAATCTGCTTTGTTAAAAAAGTTAGGCATAACCCAAGAAGAAGCCCGGTTATTGCTTTTATAAGCATGTAAATAATGGCAACGATCAGAGAACTCACTAGCCCTAATGGATGGCCGGCTAGTGAGGATCGTAAAGCGTTAGGCATTGAAACCTTTACAGTACCCGGTACAAAAATTAAATTTGCATGTGCTAAAGCGGTTGCACCCCTACTTGTTAATTTTACTAAAGAGTTCCATGAGTTAGTAGAACCCATTGATCAAGGCCAATTAGATGATTGGGGTTATGCCTTTCGCATGACTAGGGGATCAGAGAAGGTATTAAGTAATCACTCATCCGGCACTGCCATTGACCTAAATGCAATTAAACATCCTTTGGGCAAGTCAAATACATTTAATAGGGAACAAAGGAATATGATTATCCTGTTAATAACTAAATACGGTTTAGCCTGGGGCGGCAATTACAAAAAGCGTAAAGATGAAATGCACTTTGAAATTGCGTTAGATAGTAATAAAGTTAAAGCCAAAATAAAACAGTTAGGATTAGAATGACAATCAACAAAAACCAAAAAGAAATTATTAAGTCATACCTAAGAAGCGTAGCGGTTGCAACCGTTACAACAGTATTGGCTTTAGTCGCTGATGTACGCCCTGAATTTGCAATTTTGGCAGGTGCGGTAGTTGCCCCTTTAATGCGCTTCCTTGATCCTAAAAATGATCAGTTTGGCATCAATAGCAAATGACCGCAAATGATTGGATGGCATTAGTAGTATCTATTGCCACAATAATTGGATCATTTATTGCTTCAGTGCGCTGGCTGGTAAAGCATTATTTAAGTGAGTTAAAGCCTGATGGCAATGGTGGCCATAACCTAGAAGGCCGGGTTGCACGCATAGAAGATAAGTTAGACACGCTTTACCAAATTCTTATATCTAAGTAATAAGTCAGCCCTATCCCTTACCCTATTGCCATGAAGATGTGCGTGGTTGTACCCAGTAGGGGTAGGCCTGAAAATGCCGAAAGGTTAGCCCAGGCGTTTAAAGATACCGGGGCAGAAGCCGACCTTTATATTGTTATAGATAATGATGACCCTAAATGGAATGAGTACGCCAAAAGTGAAAACTATAAAAAATTACCGGCGGATAATAAAACAGGTGGTTGTGCTAAATCTCTTAATACCGGTGCAGTTCTTCTTTTGGATATTACTAAATATCCTTTATATGATTATTTTGTTTTCATGGGTGATGATCACATTCCTAGAACGCCGGGTTGGGATAAAGCCTTTATTCAGGCGTTAGGCACTAACACTGGAATAGTTTATGGTGATGATTTGTTACAAGGTGCGAATCTACCAACAGCCTATGGCATGACAAGAGATTTAGTTAATGAACTACGCGGTATGACATTTCCAGGTTGTGTACATCTATTCTTTGATAACTTTGTAAAACAATTAGGCCTAGATTTAGAATACTTAAAGTATTTACCTGATGTGATTATTGAACACATGCACCCAGTAGCCGGCAAGGCTGAAATGGATGAAGGTTATGAAAGAGTTAATCAACCTAAGTGGTATGAAAAAGATTTGCTAACATTACAAAGATATTTATCAGATATGGAATATGCGGAGTTAGTAAGAAAATTTAGATGAATATATTGATCACCGGATCACATGGCTTTGTAGGCCGTGCTTTTAGGCGTGCTTTACCTAACGCCAATCTAACTTTAGTAGATTTAAAAGCCGGTATTGATTGCCGTAAGTTCTTCCAGTTAGAGAAAAAACAATATGATCTTGTAATTCACCTAGCCGCTTTAGTTGGTGGCCGTATGATGATTGAGAATGAACCATTGGCATTAGCCGTTGATCTAGCCATTGATGCTGAATTTGCCGGTTGGGCTATGAGAACTGAACAACCTTATGTTGTTTATTTTTCATCATCAGCCGCTTACCCAACTGATCTACAAACCTTATCTAAGAAGCGTAAGTTAAAAGAGAAGGATATAAATTTTAACAAAATAGGCAAGCCTGATATGTCCTATGGCTGGTCAAAACTAACCGGTGAAATGTTAATGAATTACTTGCGTGAAGAAGGCACAACTGTATTAACGCTAAGACCATTTAGCGGATATGGCACTGATCAAGATTTAGATTATCCATTTCCTTCAATTATTCAACGCGCAATAATGAACCGTAACCCATTTGAGATATGGGGTAAGGCAACTACTACTAGAGATTTTATACACATTGATGACATAGTGGATGCAGTAATTGAGATGGTCAAAAACAATTGCAATCAAACAGTTAATCTGTGTACAGGTAGGCCTACAACATTTTTAGATTTAGCAGTTATGGCTTTGAATACCCTGGGATATGAGAAAACACCTGCCAAGCGATTCAAAATATTAACCGACAAGCCGGCAGGTGTGGCCTATCGCGTTGGTGATCCTAGTATGATGAGCGATTACTACACGCCGAAGATTAGTCTTGAAGAAGGTGTTGAAAGAGCAATACGCGGAATTGTCTGATCTGAAATTGGTGGTTATGGCTACTAAGAAACCTAGAAAAGCACCACAGCGTAGGCGGCGTGCGCCACGCAAGGCTGAAGCGTTGAGCAAATTAGAAAATCATTACATCACATTAAATGAACTTTTTAGGGCGGCCAAGTCTGCCGGTTTTAGCCATGAAGTTGCATTTTGGTTAATCACAGAACCCGGTGCATCAATGCCCGATTGGATCAATCCAGGAAATCAACCCACTGAGATCATTCCCCGAATTGATCCAACAGAAGATGAGGATAACGATTAAGCGAGATAAATCATTTAATGCACGCTATTTAGTGGTTAGTGACTTGCAAGTCCCATTTCAATTTACAGAAGCGGTCACTAACCTAAAAAAGTTAGTCAATGCCTTTAAGTTTGATTTAGTTCTTAATGTTGGTGATGAGATGGATTTCAATACCATTTCAAGGTTCAGTGATGGCAAAGCCGAATCATTTATGCAGACCCTTGATGAAGATCGTACTACCTGCCAAAACATTCTTTATGATCTAAAAACTGATGTAGTTAGTAGATCAAACCATTCCGATAGATTGTACAAATCCTTACAGCGCATCCCAGGGCTTATGGGATTACCTGAGTTACAGTACGCAAATTTTATGGGCTTTAATGATCTTGGAATACATTATGCAAAACAGCCCTATGCGATACCTGGCACTAACTTTGTACTGTGTCATGGGGATGAAGGGGTTATATCTAACATAGCCGGGCAGACCGCGCTGAACCTTAGTAAAAGGTGGGGGCGTTCAGTAATTTCGGGACACACGCACAGGTTGGGCTATACATGTGCTTCAGAAGCCTTTAATGGCCGTTTAGAGCGTGTTTTAGTGGGTATTGAGTGTGGTCATACATGTGACCTAAAAAAGATGTCCTATACCAAAGGCTACGCCAATTGGCAGGCTGGTGCGGTGATCATACATATTAAGCGTGGCAATGTAAGCGCAGAAATGATCCCATTTAATGTTGATGGGTCATTTGTGGCTATGGGTAAGGCATTTGGGTGATTTAGGTCACATTTAGCCAAAATACGGCTTATGTGCTTGTAATTGTCAGCCCCTTAGTGTTCAATTGCATTTACAAACGCAATTGACCGGAAGGGGTTAATTATGAAGGTACAAGTTACAAATGACATGACACCAAAACCCGACATCATGGCTATTTTCCAAAATTCATTAAAAACAATAACCATAATGGTTTTGAATGATGTTAGTTATGAAATAGTTAAAAATGGTTATACACAAAAATTTGATATGACTAAATGGTATTCATATCCATTGCAGGTAATAACGCACATAGAAAATGACATTGTTGCTGGTTATTATCCAAATGTAAAAAGAGTTGCCTAATGAAACTTACTAAGAATCAATTTGAAGGTTTAACCGAAGCCCAAATGGAATGGTCAGGTGAAACAGATTGGTTAAGTCAGAAAGATCGTTTTGAAGATTCAATCTGTTGGTCACATAAGTTTATTTACTGGGCAGAAAATTACGCATCAGTTATATTGGCTACTGAATATTTACGCCAAAACCGTTTTGATTACAGTATCTCTTTTGATAATGCAATGAGCCAATATTGTTTTACAACTGATTATGCAGGGTCATGGGTGAACGCATGAACGCCTTAGCCTACGCAGAAAAAGGTTGGTGGGTTCTACCATTAAAACCACAATCTAAAGAACCATGTAGATTTTTAAGGCATGGATACCTTGATGCTAGTAATGATAAATCAATGGTTAAAAAATGGTTTAAGGATGATCCTGATTTAAATATTGGCTTAGCCATTGTGCAATCAAATCTTGTAGTTTTAGATTTTGATATACGCAATATTTCATCAAGAATATTATGGGAACAATACCGCCGAATATGTGTAACTAGTAATACGCATACAGTTAAAACAGATAACGGCTATCACTTCTATTACCTTGCCGATAAAGAAAAGCAATTCAAAGGCAAGTTAATACCAGGTATAGATATTAAACACAAAGGTTATGTTGTGTTGCCACCATCTATACATCCCAACGGCACTGTTTATCAAGTGATAAATGATGTTGATCCGGTTGAATTACCGGCTGAATTAGAAAAGGTAATGAGTTGGAATTAGTCAAATATGACAAACAAAGCGGTGCTTATGTTGATGAAAAGCGTAAGCATTTTATTAAGGCTTCTTTGATCCGCCAACATGCCAAAAAATCAATTGGTGCTAGGCAGATTAGAGGAAGGCTATCAGCCAAAATGGTTGAAGCCTATTGGTTAGACAAGTTCAAGGAAGTGGTGAAATATGAACTCTGAAATATATGGGTGGTTGATAACAATTACCTTATTTACATTAGTAGCACTATTGATTGGTGTTACTTGGATGGTCGCAGTTGAAAATGGCTACGACAAAGGTTTTAAGAGTGGCTACAAGCGTGGCTTACAAGATGCTAAACAATCAAGTGTAAAGGTGGAAAAATTTACAGTTAGAACACATCCATCAATGCGCCAAAAGATGCTTGAAGCCGACAATGAATACCTAATGGAAAAGGTTGTTAATCTTTGGGATAGGGAAAACAGATAATGAATATGAACGATTATGTTGATGTGGCTGAAAGAATAGCGCAACTAAAAGAAGCCTATCCGGAAGCATCATTGCAACCTTACAATCCTAATAAGCCTTATGACATTGTGCAGGTTGAAGGTAAAACCTATGTGGTTTATACCGCCGCTTGTTACCGTGATCCACATGATGTAAGGCCTGGGGTCGCATGTGCTTGGGAACAAATACCAGGTAAAGGCATGACCGCAGGTAGTGAACTTATGATCTGTGAAACTTCCGCTTGGGGGCGCGCTATTGTCGCGGCCATGAAGTCTGCTACAAAGCGGATTGCATCTAAGCAAGAAGTAATGGCATCTAAGGCAAGGCAATCCTGGGCTGTTACACCTAATCAATCATTAGATTCAGAATTGCTATCAAGGCCTGAGCCTGAAGCACCTGTTATCTATGGCAGACCTGGTTCAAAGTCAGCGTTGATGGAAAGGGTATTGCGTGAATCTTTTGCGGAAGATAAAGCGCAAGTAGCACAACCTGTACCCATGAACTTAGATCAGGTAGTTGATGCAGTTGCAACTAGCACACCGGCAGTTCAATATTGTGAACATGGCGAGATGGTTCTTAAAACCGGAATTGCCAAAGGCCGGGGTACGCCGTACTACGGATATACCTGCCCTAAAGGATGTGCCGCTCGTTGGGCAGTTATGTCAAAAGATGGCAAGTGGTATTACCCGGATTCCAACAATGGGTGATATGGAAATGATTGGGGCTGATGGGATTAGAGCCACCTTTACAGATAACGGTGTTGAGTTAGACATAGTGCCGCTTAACCAATGCTGTGAATGGTGTAATGATCCCAGGATGCTTAACATCAACGGTGTACGCAAGTGTGCCGGCTGTGGCTGTGTTAATCACATAGAATATAAAACGCATGAGTAAATTTGATTACCACAAAGCCATGCGTGAGGGTCACGGCTACAACTTATATGTAGCCGACCTATTACAACACTTTGGTGTGCCAAAGGTTGATGTGCCTGCTTTCTCAATTGCTACAACCCATGATCAGATTAGGGATAAAACCTTAAATGAGAAGGATGTAATAGTTGATGATTTGGTATTAGAGATCAAAAGTAGTAGCCGATCTTTTACCAATGCTGATGATTTTCCATTTAACCCAGTAATGATTGATACGGTGAGTGGCTTTGATAACAAGATTATCAAACCATTTGCCTATGTAATGATTAGCCAAATTACCCAGGGTGTCTTTGTAATACCTACATCTACTAAGTATGATTGGACAATTCGGACATACTGGGATGCAGAAAGACAAATTGAAGATCAGTTTTACATGGTACAAAAAAGACACTGCCGACCATTTATAGAAATGGTTGATGTACTGTTAGAGAGAGCCAATGAGCGAACCAATCAGATGCAATAAATGTGGCAATTGGATTATTGATAATCAATCTTGCTACATCTGTTACCTACTTACAAGAACTTCCAAAAGATTAAGTTAGTGTGTTATAGATCACATCTCATATAGTGAGATAGATTTAGGAGTTACGCTAAAATGATTTGCTTAGATACTGTAGGCTTCAGTAAGCATTTGCCCCAAAGGCAAAAACGCGAACCCCGCAGGGGTGAGTTCGCGAGGTGCTGGCGATTCGGGATAACTCTATGTTTATTTGTAACATTATCCTTTGATATAGGTGTATCTGATACTAATTACAAACCTACTCATTACAAGCAATACATTTTAATGACATTAAATGATTTAGATCAGACTTATTGCCTTATTGATCTTTATCAAAAGGAATCAAATTTTAACCCAAAGGCGCGGAATGGTAGTCATTATGGTATTCCACAGGGTAGATCAAAATACCTTGCAAAAGTTGGTGGAATAAAGCAAATTCAATGGTCAGTGCGTTATATTGGCAACCGTTATGGCTGGGTAGATGAAGTAAATCAAATACCTAATGCGTGTGCCGCATGGGATCATTTTAAGAAGAAGGGGTGGCATTGAAAGATACAGAGAAAATTACAATTGGGGTTACATCACCTGGTTATGTAGTTACAGATTTTATGACAAGCATTTTAGATGTCGCTAGATCACAAAAACAGTTGGGTCAATTTATATCTTTACAAGGCTCAGGTGTTATTAGTAGGTTACGCAATCAGATTGTTGCAACCTTCTTAGAGAAAACAACAGATGATTGGCTATTGCAGATAGATACAGATCAAAGATTTACAGTAGATCATTTTAAGAAGTTAGTAGCCGCCGCAGATAAAGATAAGCGGCCTATTGTGTCAGGTGTTGTGCATGGTGGCTGGGAAGTCGGTGAGTTATACCTAGAACCAGTGCCATGTATCTTTAAGTTAGGTAGTGATAACGGGTTGTATGCCATACATGATTATGAGCAAGATTCAATTATTGAGATAGATGCGTGCGGTACAGGTGCAATTATCATACATAGATCAGTATTGGAAAGATTTGTTAAAGAAGCCGACCAGGTACATCAAGGTGATAAGTGGGGCTTCTATCAGGATATGCCATTGCATAAAGAATGGGTTGGTGAAGATTTGTTGTGGTGCATTAGGGCTAAGAGTTTTGGGTATAAACTATATGCACATACAGGTGTACAGATGGAACACCAACGCAAGATGTGGATAGGTCATAAGCAACACAAAGACTTTGAACGCTTCAGGCGTAAGAGATTACAGAGTGAGGAACAGATCAATGGCGATAATAACTAGCCAGGTAACAGTAACTACAACAAGGCAACAAATCATTGCAGTTGATAATGTACAAAGAGATGTACTGTTACACACTAAGCATGAAGTTTATGTTGGTAATAGCGGTGTCACATCAGCCAATGGTTATCTAATGGATAATGGTGATGAAATTCGTTTGTCATTAACAGAGGGTGAAGATTTGTGGGTTGTAAGTGGTACAGGAACAGGCACGCTTCATGTGCTGGTCAGTAAAGTAGATTAAAAAATGAGCCTGTTTTTTCCTATTTTGAGCGTGGCTATAATACGCCGCCGTGCTGCGATTCTCTCTCCCCGAGAGAGCCAAAACTGTGCAGGAAAAAATAAATAATTTTTATGAAAACTTTAAATAGCAGGAAATACAACGCGAATTACAAGAAAATAAGAGAAGTTGTTTTGGCTCAAAAGCCGAAATGTTTTTACTGTAAAAAGGCTGTCGCAACCACGCTAGACCATGAACCACCCATTGATTCCTTTCCGTCACCGGAACTTTGGGTTGGTTCATTGCGGCCATCATGTGCAAGTTGTAACTATTCAAGGGGGGCTAAATATGGAAATGCAAAACGCAAAGCAATTAAAAATAGTCGCAAGTGGTAAACCTAAAAAGAAATTAGGCCGGCACACTACTGCAATGGTTAAGGCCATTACAGGCCGTAATGATATTGATACGGTTAAGCAAGAAATGTTATTAGGCCTTGCACGCGCCTGGGATCGTATTGAAGAATCCGGTAAAGGTGGCCATACCATCCCATCCATATCTAAAGAGTTGCGCGAAATATGGGATTCATGTGCATTGCCTGATGAGGATGACATATTTGAATAAATCTTTATGTACGCCTAGATGGGCATCACTAAGAGATCAAGCATGTGAAACAGATGGCGACAAATTAGCCCAGGTAGCAAAATTATTAGGTTTTGATCTATTTGATTGGCAACGCTATGTGGCAGATGTGGGTTTAGAAAAAGATGCAACCGGGTTATACAAGTACAGATCGGTATGCGCCCAGGTAGGTCGCCAAAACGGCAAAAGTAAACTTATTGAAACGCGCATTGCTTATGAGTTATTACAACCTAAAAGACATGTTGCCTATACTGCCCAGGATCGCAATATGGCTAAGAGCAAATGGGAAGAACATTTATTAAGTTTTCAATTATCACCTAAATTTGCTAAACGCATTGCTAGGGTGTCCAGGGTTAATGGCAGTGAAAAAATATACATGCGTAATGGATCAACCTATGGAATTGTTACGCCTAATGATAAAGGCGCACGCGGTTTAAGTTTAAACCTAATGGTTATTGATGAAGCATTAACCCATCCGCTATCACTTATTGCTAATTTACAGCCAACCCTTGCAACAAAGCGCAATGGTCAATTATGGATTTTGTCTAACGCCGGCAGGCCTGGGGAATCTGAGTTATTAGAGCATTACAGGGAAATAGGCCACCGCGAAATAGCCGAACCACAAAATAAACTTGCATGGTTTGAATGGTGTCCATCATCAGATGACTTTGATTATATGGATCAAGAAGTTTGGTATCAGGCCATACCTTCACTGCATGAAGAAAAAGGCGTATTGCTAGATGCAGTAAAAGAAGCGGCAACAACTAACAGCCCTGAGATATTTACAAAGGAATGGTTGAATGTTTGGCCATCTAGGGATGCAGTACAAGTGATCAATACTGAACTATGGGATTCTTTGGCTAGAACGGATATTGCAGTAGGTAATGAGATTGTCTTTGGTGTGGACATATCGCGTGAGCGTGATAAGGCTTCTATTGGTGCATCAGGCTTAGTAAGGAATTTTACGCCAATTGAGTTAATTGAATGTAAAGAAGGTACATCATGGGTATTACCACGGTTAGTTGAGTTATGTAAAAGATATAACACAAAGGTAGTAATTGATACTGGATCACCGGCGGCATCACTTATAGCCGAACTGGAAAAGGAAAACATAGGCGTTATGTCTATTCACTTGCGTGATTACGCTATGGCATGTGGTTCATTTTATGATGCAGTACAAGCCAAAACAATATGCCACTTAGATGACCCTAATTTAAAAACAGCCATTATGGGTTCAACTAAAAGGCCACTGGGTGATTCTTGGGCATGGAATCGCCAAAGCACAACTAACATCACGCCACTTGTAGCGGTTACGCTGGCACGCTATGGTGTGGTAACAAAAATAGAAGATCAGCCCGTTGCAAGGAGTAAAATATACTAATGAAATACATATCATCAGTTTTACAAATAATAGGTTCTTTATTGATAGTTGCAGGTGTCGCAACAATTAACCCACTGATAGCGGTAATATTATCGGGTGCATTTTTAATTTTATTTGGCATTGCTTTGGAAAACAGAGGTAAATAATGTTAGGCCGATTGCTCAAAAGACAAATTCAATCATCTATGGTTTACACATCTTCAGGCTATGTAGATTCTCTAGGTAGGGTTGGCAGATTTTTTGAAGGTAATTGGGCAGGGGCTTATGTAGATCAAAATACCGCTTTAGGTATTCCGGCAATCTATCGCGGTATAACTTTAATTAGTGATGCGATTGGTGCGCTTCCACTTTGTGCATATCGCAATAAACGCGAAGTATTACCAACACCACAAATTCTGATGCGCCCAGTTCCTACTGAAACCCGAATGGAAACAATTAGCGCAATGGCGGCGGCTTTAATTATTCATGGTAATTATGTTGCGGTATTAGGTGAACCAGGTGCTAATGGATTACCTGATTCAATTTATCCAGTATCACCGGATCGCGTACAAGTAAGTACCGACAAAGGCAAAATTATTTACAAGATTGATGAGCGTACTTACGATCAATCAGAAATCATGCACATTAAAAATTTTACTTTACCAGGTGATTTAGTTGGTAAAGGTATCCTCGCAGTTGCCAAGCAAGCATTAGGTAAAGAGATTGCAATCAATGAATATGCGGCAAGATATTTTGATGGTGGCGTAAATCCTACTGCCGTTATTAAATCTGCTAATCCTGATTTATCACAAGAAGAAGCGGATGCACTAAAAAGCGCATGGATGGCAATGTACTCATCACGCAATAGATCACCGGTAGTTATGAACTCATCAACAGATTTTGAAGTGTTAAGTTCCAATGCGGCAGAATCACAATTGGTAGAAGCGCAAACAGCCGGGCTAACAGAAGCGGCAAACATTTTAGGCTTACCGCCTTACTTCTTAGGATCACCTAATTCCAGCCGTACCTATTCCAATGTTGTAGAAGAAAACTTACAATTGATTAAATGGTCAATTCAGCCAATTGCAGAAAGAATAGAAGCGGCATTTTCTGATTTACTTGTTCGGGGTCAAACCGCCGGATTTAAATATGATTCATTACTAAAAACCGATACAGCAAGTAGATATAACGCTTATGCAACTGCATTATCTAACGGCTTCTTATCTGTTGATGAAGTTAGAAATTATGAAAATCTTGATCCTATGGATTATGAAGAAGGCAATGAAGTAGAAGGTGCGGATGATTCTTTTCAAAGTAATTTAGTAGATACAGTAGAGGATGAAAACTATGCCTGATGAAAAAATAGAAAATAGAAATTACTCAGTAAATTTAGAATTGCGTGCCAATGGGGATGGCCGCACCATTTTTGGTATTGCCGTGCCTTACAACAAAGAACAACGCATTACCAGCACAATGATTGAAGTATTTAGAAAAGGTGTATTTGCGGAAGTTATTAAAGCACCACACCGGGTTAAACTTCTTAGGGGTCACGGCGAAAACAATGTGTTAGGCCGTGCCACTTTACTAAGAGAAACCGAAGAAGGCTTGTATGCAGAATTTAAAATATCAAAAACGCGTGAAGGTGATGAAGCGTTGGAATTAGTTAAAGATGGTGCATTAGATCAACTATCAGTTGGTTTTATGCCAATCAAGAATAAAAAACGGCCTGATGGAGTTATGGAAAGAATCAAAGCACATTTGGCTGAAGTATCACTTGTAACTTTTGGGGCTTATGGCGAATTAGCCAGCATTACAGGTATGCGTGATGGCCAACCACAAATGACACCTAGACTAGATGAAGCAAGGAAAATATTAGATGCCATACAGCGTAGTAAGTAACCACCCTGATTGTGAAGGGTATGCAGTTGTAAAAACTGACACCAATGAACTAATGGGTTGCCATAAAACGCAATCCCAGGCTGAAGATCAAATGACCGCAATTAACATTTCAGAATATGGTGAAAACCGATCTGAAACCGTAGAGCAGATAGAAGAAAAAACAAGATTTAACACTGCCTTACAAATACTAAAAGATTTAAAAAAAGAGATATAATTTTGCTAAGTCGTAGAACACCTAACCCCGATTACCGGCGCGTTACACCTTCTCGCTAAAACAACTAACTAATAGGAGAAACATGTCTAATACTTTTCTAACTTCTCTACGCGAGAAGCGCGAATCAAAGACATCTCTAATTCAGGCAACTTTAGATCGTGCCGCAGAAGAAGCACGCGATCTATCCGAAGTTGAGTTGGCTAATGTAGAAGCCCTTAACCTAGAGATCAAAAAGTTGGATGAGCGAATTGAGCAGATGTCCGATATTGAAATCCGCAATCAAAAAGCCGCAGATTTAGCCGCTAAAGTTGATGCAAATATTGAGCCAAAGAAAGAAGCACGCGCAGGTGGCTTTATAGTTACAAGCGAGCAACTAACTTACTCAGAGAGATCAAGCAATGATTTCTTAACAGATGCTTTAAAGGCACAATTTAAAACTGATGGTGATGCCAGTGCGCGTATTGCACGCCATCAACAGGAAATGGCAATTGAGAAGCGTGCAGTTGGTACATCCAATTTTGCAGGCTTAGTAGTGCCACAATACCTAGTTGATCTATATGCACCATTAGCACGCGCAGGTCGCCCATTTGCAGATGCCGCACGCAAGCATCAATTACCGGCACAGGGCATGTCAGTGGTTATCTCTAAGATAAATACTGGCACAACAACTGCATATCAAACATCACAAAACACAGCCGCAGTATCACAAGATATTGAGGATACAACCCTAACTGTAAATGTAAACACAATTGCAGGCCAACAATCAGTATCTAAGCAAGCATTACTACGCGGATACAACATTGAAGGAATTGTTTTAGGTGATTTGATTCGTGATTACCACACCAAGTTGGATAACTCACTTCTTAATGGAACAGGCTCAAATGGCCAACCATTAGGACTTGTAAACATGACAACTGGAGTTCTAGTAACTTACACCGCTACAACCGGTACAGTTGCAGGTTTATATCCAAAGATTGCAGATGCAATCCAACAGATTCAAAGCAACATCTATGTAAATCCAAATGCAGTAATCATGCACCCACGCCGTCTAGGATTCCTATTAGCCGGTGTTGATAGTTCAAATAGGCCGTTGATTGTGCCACAGGCATACAACCCTATGAACGCAATGGGTACAGGTAATGGCGTACCTACTTACGGTAACTCAGGTTACTCAATTCTAGGATTGCCAATTATTGTGGATGCCAACATTGCAACCAATAAGGGTGCAAGCACAAATCAAGACACAATTTTTGTGGTTGATTTGAATGAAACCCATCTATGGGAAGAAGCAGCCGCACCAACCTATGTAACATTTGAAGAACCAAATGGCAAGGTTGCAATCAATATCGTTCTATTCGGTATGTCAGCATTTACCGCAGAGCGTTATTCAAAGGCTGTTGCACAAATTAACGGTACAGGTTTAGCAACACCAAGTTTCTAAACCAATAAGTTTCCAGGCCGCTACCCTTCCAGTGGCCTGGATTCTAACTATGATCGGTATTTAATGAATGGAGTTTGTCTAATGTCCCAGGGCAATACAGGATTTGGATACCGATCATGGCTATAACAAATGGATATGCAACATTAACTCAAATTAAGGCTTACATGTCTATATCAGATAATACTGATAATGACTTGTTGGAAGATTTAGTTGAATCAGCATCAAGATCAATTGATCGGATTGCTAACAGAAGATTTTATTTAGATGCAACTGCATCAGCACGGCTTTATCGTGCTTACTCAGATATTTTTGTTTATGTAGATGATATTGGCAGTACATCAAATTTAGTTGTACAAACTGATTCAAATGGCAATGGATCATACTCAAAAACTTTAACTTTAAATCAAGATTATATTTTAGACCCATTAACTGCACCATCTTTAAACCGACCATATACCCAATTAACAATGGTATCTAATACGGAATCATGGCCAATATTTCCGGGACTTACACAAAATGGATTACGCCCAGGTGTGCAAGTAACGGCAAGATGGGGTTGGCCGTCAGTGCCGGATGATATAAATATGGCGTGTTTAATTCTTACCGCAGATTTATACAAGCGTAAAGATGCCCCAGGTGGAATATTAGGATTAGGTGATTTAGGCGTTGTAAGAATGTCCCCATTAGGTAGAGATGTAACTGCAATGGTCAGAGCGTATAAAAAAGAAGTAGTTGCATGATCCCAAGTACAGTTAGAGATAATCTGAAAACTGCACTTCAAGCAATAACCGGATTGCGTGTATTTGATTATGTGCCTGATTCTACAAATATACCAACCAACAATGCTTTTGCAATAGTTGGTCAATTATCTATGAATTATGACTTTACATTAAACAGAGGATTTGATTCAGCAACATGTCAGATCATTGTTGT